TCGGTACTGAGAGCGATTAAATTCTTAACATTATTTTTTTTGGCCAATTTAATGAGAATGTCACTGGCAACCGTATTAACACGATAAGCTGTCATAGGATTTTCCTGGCAAATATCCACATGTTTCATAGCTGCTGCATGGACAATGTAATTGATACGATGTGATACTATAATTGATTCCAAATCATCCTCAATTCGTTCTGATGACAAATCTATAACATATGTTTTTATGTTCCTGAAATAATTTTTGAAATGAGCCAGTTTACACTCACTATGTGCTGTACCTATGATTTCGCCCGGAAAATCATGATTTAATAAATATTGAGTGAAATTTCTACCAAAAAATCCGGTAATTCCTGTTATTAATATGTTCATAATAGTAATTATGAGATTAATTATTATAATTTGGCGGTAAATTTTGCAATTTGACTGGAATTTTTTTGATCAGTTGGTGCTTGATAATTTACTCAATTCTTTTCGACACCTCAAAAAGAATTTAACTGTTTTTTCCAAGCCTTCATCAAAGTAGATCATTGGTTTATAACCCAACATTTCGGAAATTTTGGAAATCGAGGCATTGGAATAGGGAACATCTCCAAGACGATTTGGACCATGAATGACTTCTCCTGTGTAATTCGTCAATTTTTTGAGACTTTGATATAACTTGTTAATGGATATGCTATTATTAGTCCCCACATTAAAAACTTCCCCAAAACAATTCGCATTAGTGGTGGTTAGTGCCAAAAAATTAGCATAAACTATATTGTCAACGTAAGTAAAATCCCTCGAATATGTACCATCTCCATTTATAGTGGGTGCGATGCCATTTGACATTAATTTAATAAATTTAGGTATAACCGCCGCATAAACTCCATTGGGATCTTGTCTGGGACCAAAAACATTAAAGTATCTCAAACCAATACATTCCAAGTGGTAAACTTTGGTAAATATACTGGCATATAATTCTCCTACACATTTAGTCACAGCATATGGAGATAATGGCTCACCATTTTCGGCTTCAATTTTGGTTGGTTCATTATTGGTACCATAAACGGAGGAAGAACTGGCATAAACAAATCTCTTTATGCCATGTTCCTGGGCCGCAATTAACATATTAACCATACCATTAACATTGACCTCATGACTATTTAGGGGATAATCAATGGATCTGGGTATGGATCCAAGAGCCGCCTGATGACATATCATATTAATGTTACGACAAGCATCACGGCATGCTTCCAAATTTCTAATATCACCCCATACAAATTCCACATTGGAATATTGTTGCAATAGAAAATCAATATTTGATTTGGATCCCGTGGATAAATTGTCCAATACTCTGACAAATTTTGCGCCATTTTTCAACAAAAATTCAACAATATGAGATCCAATAAAACCAGCTCCGCCTGTGACGAGGATAGATGATTCAAACAAATTTATGTTAGGATTTTGTTGCGTGTTCATAATATTATATTATCAGATCAATATTATAAATATTCAAAATATAACGAATATTTTATACGATTATGAAAAAAATAATAATTGGCATTGCGATCCTGACAGCATATATAGATTGGGTTGCATATATAAAATATTATTAGGTTCTAATACTATAAAAGATGCGCAAAATAATTTTAGTAATTAGTACACAATATCCTGGTTTCGGTGGCTCCAGTACTAATGCATATGCCATTGTCAAATATCTTAGAACTTACGGTTATCATGCGGTCGGGATATTTGTTGATGATAACACCAGTGTTGAGTATGATCCGGATAAAATTGGTGAAATTTATAGATTCTCACTATATCCTTTTATTTGTCGGGTCAAAATGAAAATTTTAGAATATCGATATTTCTTACATGACAAATTACAAGCATTACCATCACTTATTTTGTGTAAAAATTATGTGGCACCCATTTGTTCCAAACTGCTTTATCCGACGATTAAAAATATTTATCTTGTCTCCGGATTATCAAACATCATAGACATTTGTCAAAGTATTCCAGCCAGTCTCATTCTCTCGGAAAAAAAAATTATTCCCAAATCGGAAAAGGAAATTGTGGCCATTAATCATAGTGACATTATTGTTCTAAATAGTCCTCTGTCGTTTGAATTATTTGTCCAGTGTTATCCAGAACATCAAAAAAAAATATACCAAAAAATTGTAGATACCAGTCAATATATTACCACAATGGTGAATAAAGTGGAAATAACATGCCCAAAAATATATGATTTCATTATTGTGGCATCAAATTTGACACGTGTCGTCAAAAATAATTTATTTTTGGTTAATATACTCAAACGTCCAATTTATCGTAGGTATACTAAAATTGTTATTGGAAACGATAATGATGGTTTTAAGAACATCCCAAATACCATCACTTTTGATTTACTCCCACATAATGTTTTGATGGATTATATGAGATCTTCCAGAGTGTTGTTATATCCATCCCTTTATGATAGTAATCCAAATACTATTAGAGAAGCTGTAGAAAATCATTGTTTGGTTCTCATGTCAAACAATGTAGGATATTGTGATGTTTTCCCAAAATACTCCGTTTGCCAATCTTATCAGGAATTAGAATGGATAAAAAAAAGTATTTACTTAGCCAAACATTATTATCGGATTATTCCAAAATATCATATTGATTTCGGCTCGAAAAAAGAAGATATAGTGGAGCTCATTAATTATGCGCTTTGTCAAAAATAATAAAAATATGTCACTTGGTGGGCTAAAATATAGTTTAAATATATATAAAAAATGAAAATTGCAATCATAGGAATTGGCACAGTTGGGGGCGCTGTTTATAATAGTTTGCTGATAAAATGTTTGAATGATGATGAAATTGTGGCCTACGATAAGTTCAAAAATATTGGCACACTGGATAATGTCCTAGATAGTGATATTGTCTTTTTGTGTTTACCAACATTGTATAATCACGAAATGAGTTCCTATGACAAAACAGCCATTCATGAAATTTGTTCAGCCCTGGCCAATGCCAATTATCATGGTTTGGTCATTGTCAAAAGTACCGTCGAACCCACAACTTGTCAACTACTGGCAGACCAATATCATTTGTCTGTCATTCATAATCCTGAATTTTTGACAGCTCGAACCGCTTTCCAGGATGTCCACGAACAAAAACACATTGTTATTGGATCAACTGATCGAATCAGTTCTGAACAACTAAATACTTTTGTAAAATTTTATCAAGCATATTATCCATCCGCTGAAATCACCATGTGCAAATCTACGGAATCAGAATCTGTTAAAATTTTTTGCAATAATTTCTACTCAGTCAAAGTCCAATTCTTTAACGAACTTTACTTACTATGCCAAAAACTAAATATTGATTATGCCGTCGTCAAAAACACCATGCTCAAAAATGGTTGGATCAATCCCATGCACACTGATGTGCCCGGACCTGATGGTCAGTTGAGTTATGGAGGTATGTGTTTCCCCAAAGATACTAATGCTTTGTTATCCTTCATGAAAAAAATAGAAACACCACACCAAGTTCTCGCAGCCACTGTTTCTGAAAGAAATGAATTCCGACAGGATTAGATTTTGGAATATATTGAAATTTATCAAAATTCAATGATAGGCAATTTTATTGAAAACATGGTCGTCAATAAAATTACTTCATCCAACATAATGTTTGGCTTTGGCGGCCAAAATAGCTAATTGCTCGGGATTATTCATCGAATAATTCTGTTGAAATTTTATCAAGTTGGACATTTTTTTCAATCTGGAAATGTTGAGCAACATAGAGTAATAATTTGGTTGATAATTGGCCAAAATTTGTTCCAGGTCACTTTTGTTTTGGACTAACATAATAGCCAAAATCATTGTTTCATCAAAATTTTTAGACCGACAATATTTGATAAGTTCCAAATCATAACGATTGGCTGTGCCCAAATAATATGAAACTAGTGTGAGCAATGATTTTGCATGATCACTGAATTGCAAATTAGTCATTTCCATTAAATTAACTTGTTGTGCCAAACTATCGGAAATAAATGCCTTTAAATTTGTGGCATATTGGCGAAGATTTTGTACACTCTTTCTTTCTGACGAATCACCACCAGTTTGTCCGGAACTCGAGACCATTGATAGTGGTTTCGTGTCTTCGTCTATTTTTTGATATAAACCATAAAAAAACAAATTTAATTTTTCCCTGGCAACATGTTTGGGATTGTCTGGATAAATTAGTACGGCAGTATTGTTGGGCACCGAATGTGTTGCCAACAAACCATACCGATAATAAGTTAAATCTTCAACTAATTTGCTCGTGTTCTCTTGTAAGATTATCATTTGATCATAACTGACAATTCCAGAATGATCAACGAATAAATAAGGAGAATCTCTTTTGGTAAATTTACTGGGAATAGTTTTTCGTTTGACTACGGCATAATCAATGGGTCCAGAATAATTTGTTAACAAATCTCGAATTTCATATCCATTTAATTTCAAAACTTCTTCCAAATATTCGATGGCATTTATAATATTTTTTACCTGATTATTAATTGTTTGGTAAGTTTCAGAAGTTTCTGTTCCTGGCATGGTTTCCAAAATTTCAATTTGTTTTAGCAAATTATTACGTGATTCCAACAAATCCGTTATTTTATCGGGTTCTGGGATGTCTACGAATATTTGTTCTATTTGATATGATAATTGACCAGGATATTGATATTTTTGGCCCAACGTTTCCAATTGTTGGAACAACTTTGTGATGGTTTCATGATTGGCTCGAATTTTGGCATTGGTTTGACTTATGGCATTTAATTTTGCCACGATGTGATTGATATTTGTTATATCCTTTTTAGCTTCGGTTATATCCATATATAATAATTCAACATAAAAATTTGACGACAAGATTTTTATGTCAAAAATATTGTATTATAATTGGTCACCATGAATCTCAATTTCTAGGCATTGTAAGAACATCAACAAAATGTCCGAAATATTTCCCACGGAAATATGGAATGAAATTTTCTTTTATTATTAGACTATTATCCTGTTTTAATAAATGTTTGTACTTTATTTAAAAATTAGTTGGCCAAAAAAACATGTTGTGCTGATTATGAATTTGGAAAAATCATGAATTTGGAAAAATCATGGCACATAATTGGACATTTTAATTGGAAAACTTTGACTACGATTGTCCATTATGGTCGCTTGGAAATTTTACAATGGGCACATAAAAATAGTCATTTATTACTTTTATTTGAAAATAAATATTGTGTTTATGCCATGACTAAATATATTTGCATATTTCAAAATTTTGAAATGGTTACTTGCTAATTATTACGTGTTTGACCATACGACGTGTCTTGGTGTCGCCGAACCAGGCAGTGTGCAAACATTGTTTTGGTGTTATTATCATGCAGATCCTGATGTTTGGGAACAATGTATTGATCTGACTACCATAGAAAATATCACCGAACTTAATATTTATCAATGGATCAACGAACATTATCCCAAACAAGTAACCTAGTCGTTAAATTAGAATATGTTTCGGGCGAGATAATTTTCTATCGAAAATTAACTAGTTAATGACGTAATTAATTAGTTAATTGACTCATTTTTTGGGAATTAATTTGCGCGTAATTTTCTTGACAGCATATTTATAACTGTCTAAATCTCCGTCATTAATGGCACTTAAATTGGTTAACTTTTTGTTGAGATTTTGCATAATCTTTTTTTCATAAGCTACATTAGCGACAAAAATAATTCTTTGCAATGTGGGAGACTTACCACCGGCCCTGTGAATTCTGCCCAGAGCCTGTATCAAACTACTAGCGGAATCTGGAAAATTCATGAGAGAAACTCGCGGATATTTTCCATTGGCATCATGTAAACTAATGCCCAGACCTCCGGCATCAATTTGGCAAATAATAATTCGTTGTTCGTCGGACTGGAACAAATCTATGGCCCGTTGACGATCTTCCATATTTTGACCACGTTCACCTCCATAAATTTGGCAGACGATTCCTAATTCCTTGGATAATAAATGTAATGTTTTCAAATATTTGACGAATATTACCACGGATTTTCCTTCTTCCAGGTATAGCAACGTTTGTTCAATGAAAATCGGAACTTTTCTGAATTCAATTTCTTGTTTTAATTTTTGAATCTCGGCCAAGTGATTATCCAATTCTTCATTTTTTAGAGCCAACATATGTTGGGCAATTTCTTCATAGGCGACTGCAATTTTATTGGCTTCGTCGGCCATAAATTGTTGACAACATATTTGGTTAGATGGAAATTTATCACCCAAATCTTTAATTCGAATTCTCGACGTGTAATCTTTGATTTCTTCGTAAATCATCATGGACTGGGCGTTATCACGCGCGATGTTATATTGTTGTTTGTTATCATAATCAGATTTTTTAATGATGTGTTTTGGATGCTTAGTTTCAAGGGTCTGCACATATTGTTTGAAAGAGCGAACTGATGGTATCAGCCCACACAAGTAGAAAAGAATTTTGACATCGGTGAATCGCTCACTGATGGTAGCGCTCAATAATAATAATGGTATTTTTTTGGCAGCTAGTTGTTTGGTAGAAATTAGTAATTTACCATTTTCAGTGGTTGGATCTTTACAACGATGCATTTCATCAAAAATAACGATAGCATCATTGGGAACATCCCAAGAATATCTGGCTTGGCCTAGAATGTTTGGATCATGTGGTACCAATTTCAAATAGGGGCAAGTTTTTCTGGTTTTGCATTTGGAATTAACATAGTTCTTGCCATTTCTAATAGTTTCATAATTGACAATATCATAGGCCTTGACCTTGAAAATAGTCAAAACTTGGCGCCAAATGTAAATTAAAGTTTTTGGACAAATAATAATAGGTCTCCTTTCTAATTCTTTACAAATGGCCGCCGAAATATAAGTTTTGCCAATGCCCGTGTCCGAGGCATCTATGGCAATGTTTGATACTAACAATTTTCTTATTAATTTTAGCACATGATCCACTTGATATTCCAACAAATTTTTGTGGACAAAGTTTGATAAAACAATTTTGGAATATACTTTTGGAACAACAATTTTGGGTGTGGTCAGTTGGTCATACAGTAGCGCAATATTATCGGACATGGATAATATTAATTCATAATTTAATTTTAAATGATATTCATGGGTCAACTTTTTTTAGAATATGTTATAATTGTAAGACTTTTTTTACAAAACGTACAGCCAAAATCATAAATTCGTTTTTCTAACCAACATATATGTATAATGGAACATATTAAAAATTATAAATGGGAGGATTACCCAGAAAATGATAAATATACATGGATTAAATATGGTGATGGGAAATACTTATTCGTGAAAGCAGAAATCATTGATAAAATTTTTACAGCACTTAATCCTGACGATAAAAAATTGTTATTGGATAATTTGATTTGGTTGATAAACTTCATCTGTCATAAATTTAATTTGGATGGCCATGATAATGTTATTTGGAACCAATTAATCCAAAATGACATGCGAGACCTGAAAGCTTTACTGGCAATAATGTTGCCCTTTATTGATACCGATTGTCGAGATCCCAGATCACGACTCAAACAATTGACCGATTTGTATCTCGAAAAAAATGACAAAGGAAAATATGCGTATACAAATTCCCAATATAATCGTTGCATTCGTTATCTGGACGATCATGGCAAGACACAAATTATTGAACGTCCTTTTATTAAAGAGTATTTTTTGCAACATTTACAATTGTTATTTATGAGTATTGACATGACGGCTAATAAATTATACGTTAATTGGGTGGATGTATTGCCCATGCCCATGAATCGTTTCAAACAAAGTCAATTATATGCAGATACTCGTCAAAAATTATATGATCCAAATTATCAAATTGTTTTACTAAATGATTATATTGATATGGGTCGCGGTTTGGGATGGCAAGATATTTATAATGTGATATCCAATCATTTGTTTCATGAAATAAAAAATCACAAATGGCTAATCTATGATATTGTTGTCGGACCAGATGTCATATCCTATTTAAATTATTTACAGTACAGACTGAATTTTGATGGAATTAACCAGGGAAAATATTGGTCACAGTTAAATCATTCGGAACAAAATCAGTTTACCACCGAATGGAAAAATTTCCTAACCAGTATTAATTCCAATGACAATACTGTACTACATCACTTTTATTTTTTCTTTAGCAAATATCATCGTAATGCCGAAGAATTAATTAAAAAGGGAGAATTGGTTTTGGATCTTGATTTGTCAGACGTGGAGGAGGATGAGGAGAACAGTCGGGTGACACCCGAAACCATACGCAATGCCCGTCTTGGTTTGGAAAAAGTTCCCTCCGAAGAAATTTATCAATTTATTTTTGACCAAATAACAGCTTTCAAGAAATCATGGTTTTATTACGTAGTAAAAATTGCTGGTCTAAAAAATTTGGGAGTTAGAGAATTTGATAGTCCAGTCAGTGGTAAAATGAATATCCATATCACACTAAAAAATGTTTACAATTATTGTAAATCCATGATTCATTTTATGGCAAGAGGAAAATTCACTCCCATGCCACGCTATTGGCAAACCATCAAAGAACGTATGAGAACTTTATTCCTGGCCAGGATTCTGGATTTTCCAGAATATAATGACTGGCGAAAACCAAACTGGTTTAACATTAATGAATATTTGCGGAGATTGTATCCAAATTTGGATCAAAGAGATTTACCCCAGGTTAACTATTTAATTCATACTGTTGTAAGAGAAAAATTAGTGGATATTATTTTTGAGTCTATGATTTATCATGGTTTGTTGTCAGTATTTATCCCTAATGAAAACATTACTAACATATCCAAAATCGAATCAAACATTAACAGTAAAGATGATGTAAAGAAAAATAATAATCGCTACGAACAAATGAAAAAATGGTATTTTAGTGGGGAAAACAAATTCGACTATGCTAATTATTCTTACTATTTTTTGACTGGTCAGACTTATGGATCATTGAAACCATTGAGATACAAAGATTATGATACTGTTAATCATGAAAAAACTTATTTCGAATATTTGACATCTAACCAAATCTGGACTTTCACTTATGCCATGAATTGGGTTAGTCAAATTAATTTTTATCATCACTATGCCAACAATCGTGTGATTTATGTAACTGGTTCTACGGGTGTTGGTAAATCGACACAAGTGCCCAAACTCTTGATGTATTGTCAAAAAATGATTGATTATCATTCTCATGGAAAAATTATTTGTACCCAGCCACGTATTTCTCCCACGGTGGGTAATGCATTAAACATTTCCAAGGAAATGGGAGTTCCTATCGAGACTTATAACAAAACTTATGATCGGGATGTGGATACTAATTATTATTATGTGCAATACAAATATAGTGGCAGAGAACATGTGAACAGACATGTAACTCCATTTCTGAGAATTGTAACCGATGGTACTCTCTATGAAGAAATTAAAAAAATGCCCTTCTTGACACGCAGTCAGCCGGATAAAACTTTGACCGATGCCAATGGACGACCCATTCGCTGGGCCAAGACTTATATGGCGGATAATATTTATGATATTGTGATTGTGGATGAGGCACATGAACATGGTACCAACATGGATTTAATTTTGACCTTAGCTAGGGATGCTGTCTACGTCAATAATAGTTTGAAACTGGTCATTGTCAGTGCCACTATGGAAGATGACGAGCCCATTTATCGCCGCTATTATCGGACCATTAATGACAATCGAGCTTATCCATTGAGTCATTATATTTTTGCCAACGAACTAGACAGGGCCAATATAGATCGTCGAATTCATATTAGTCCTCCTGGCGAAACCACGCAATACTTCATCGATGAAATATTTTTGCCCAAAAATTTATCCAACCAAATTACTTCCAAAAATTTTGTGGAATATGGTATAAAAAAAACCATAGAGGTAGTCAACAGTACAAATTCAGGTGATATTTTATTGTTTATGTCAGGTAAAGATGATATTTTACGATCTATCAAAGAAATAAATGCCCAAACTCCCAGTAATATTATAGCCTTGGGATTCTACGGTGAACAAAGTGACGAAACCAAAAAAATGATTGCTGATATCCACCGAACATTATATTATTACACGCGCTTCAAAGAAGATGTTTTTCTGGAAGAAAACGAAGTCAAACGACGTGTTCCTGTTGGAACTTACCAGCGGGCTATCATTGTGGCCACCAATATTGCGGAGGCTTCAATTACTCTCCAAAATTTAAGATATGTGATAGATACGGGTTATTCCAAAAATGTGGTTTATGATCCAGTTGAAGGAGTGACCAAAGTTTTGACATTACCCATTTCCAAATCCAGTTCCAGACAACGAGCCGGACGAGTTGGTCGTGTGGCAGCTGGCACAGTTTATTTTCTTTATGATCAAGAGAAAATTGCCAACAATAAGACTACATATCAAATAGCCAACATTAATGTCAAAGATATATTAGTTTCACTACTGACTTCCGAACCAAATGATTTGTTTATAATCAACCAAATTAATGACATTAATCACATTAATAATCTAATACAAATGATGGCCTACGATAATGACATACCATACGATCCAAAATATTTGTTGATAGATATTTTGGGAAATCCACAACCTTATGTTGATATTATCCAGCAACAATATTTGTACATACCTGATCCCACCAATATTAGAAATTATTATTATTATTATGGTCGGGGTGACTTTGAGGATTATAATGCTAAAGCCATTAAAAATGATTTCCTGACATATCTCCGGAATAATCACGACGATTATCATTACCAAAAATATTTGGAGTTCGTTTCCAGGGGACATACCGGTTATTATCATGTTATGTTAAAAGATCAGGATGTTAAGTTCTATGTCATTCATCCCGATGAAAATGTCATTAGTCGAAATTTATATACTGGTCGTATTGAATCTCTCCAATGTAATCCACTTGTCACGGACAGTTATTATTATTATTTGTTGAAAACTAATGACATTAAGTTCCAGGAAAGTCAAATTAAGAATTGTCAACGTGGCAATCTCAGATTGAACATTAATTTTGACAAATTCGAATTTGCTAAATATCCTTTGGCTATGGATGATGCCAAGCTTCAATCTTTGGTCATTGATATACCTAAATCTAATGTAGACCAAATGCGTATTCATAGTAGGGTCAGAGATCCATTTATCAGAAACGAAATTGATTATTTTTATCAACAAGACATTGTTGAGGAAGACTATGTAACCACCAAATCTAAATTTTTATCCGATTTAGCCACCATTCAAAAAATAACCGGTTTATCTGCATCATCCGATACTAATTATTTACTTTGGTATTCTTATGCCATACCCTATCATTTGGAAAATGATGTGATGGCATTAGAATTATTGATGAAAGTGCTATCTAATTTGGCCAAATCCAGTTCCGAATTCAGAAACCCAATAAATATACAAAAATTTTTGGCTGCCCACGCCAACTCACAAGGAGATATTTATTTCTTTTGGAAATTATGGATCGACATTAAAGAAATATTGACATTGTATATTGATAAGTTACCCCAAGTTGTTCCCGATTTAGATGTTGAATTCAGGAACTTAAAAAATCAATATCTTTCTCGTAAAAAAATTCCTTATGAACAATACGTCACTTTGGATAAAATGTATTATTCTGGTCAACTTAATAGTCGACATGAATTTTATTACTATTTACGCCAAGCTCCCGTGAATTTTGATGATATCATCACTAATAATGATGATAAAATGTTAGTTGCCCTGTCACAACGTTATCAAATTGATCCCAATATTTTGGTAAAATTCGTCACTGAATATCTGGAAATGATTTTCGATAAAAACAAAAGTTTGTGGATTCACCAATACCAACTAATAAATGAACTAACGGAAGAATCATTGATAGACCCTGAATTAATTGGACAAAAAATGAAATTTCCCCAAATCATAAGTAATTATCCAAACTCGGTTACCGAATGGGATCGAATTCTGGAAACTTATTTGCGGGCTTATTCTATTAATTTGGTCAGATATTTGCATGATCGATATTTGAGAATTGCCAAAGGATTCTATTTGGATCCAGACTACTGGTCCAAGAAAATTCAGGTGGAAAAAACATTTTTGACGAACAAAACACCATTTTTGATATATCATAATAGTGAAACTATTGGCGACAGTGAACATATCATTTTTCTGACACCGGTCAAAATCGAATGGATTTTCCAATTGAATCCAATTTACTATTATTATTTGCTATTTGATAAAAATAATTTGTTGAACCAAATGAAAGAAGATAACGCCACACGCGAAGCCAAGAAAATTATTGCCCAAAATAAAGATTTGTTTGATTACAATGCGTTAAATGGTTATTTGCAACAACTCAATGATCCTATTTTGACAGAAATTGTCAGAGATCACTTTCAATCTACAAAAAATTGAATTAAATATGATCTTTTATTGAAAATATAACTTATGACCAAAATAAATTGACAAGAATTTGTTTTGGTGATAAATATAATCACGTAATTGTACATAAGCATGGGACTTTCAGAATCCAAAAAAGATCTCAGCAAAATTGTTATTATTTATGGATACAATGAGAATTATTTTTCTTGGAAACCCAACAACAATCGATCTATTTGGCACACTACTGGTCTCATTGTCCAACATGCCAACAAAATATATGTTATGACCACAAGAGATAAATTAATTGCGTGTCATAAAATCACAATGTATCATCAATACATATCCGAAAAACAAATCATTATGCGCAACGATATGGAAATATTATTCCAATCTATTGAATTCAATATTGCCATTTTGGGTACGGCCGGAAGCAAAGAATTTGATTTGGATAAAAGTGTTGTGGTCACCGGCCATTTTTCTCCGGAAATTGAGAAAATTGCGTGTGATTTTCAAAAAATGACAACGATTGTGCCTAATACACGTAATATGTACCAAACAATTGCCCCAAACCTTGACATGAATGAGGAAACGGATACGTTATTATATATTTGCCACGTGATCAGTTTGAAATATTTGAAATCTAGAGTTTGTGACATATCTTACATA